AAGATTATCTTTTTGTTCCTCAAGTAAATCTCTCGCCCCTTGTAGTCCTTCAGTAGCTCCGGGTTTAAAATCTGCCATTACATCCTGATAGCGATCAGATAAGCGCTCTACATCCGCCAGGTCTGCCTCGCGTTGGCGGGATAGGTTACCTCGCTGTATATCTTCGGAGAGTGCCGCAAGACCAAGGAAATTACCTTCTGCATCAAAGCCTGCCTTACGCCCACCTGTTGCTTCCGTGATTGATTCACCTACTTCGGAAGCGAGTCCTGCATTTACATCCTCTTGTGTTGCTTGACGGGTGGTAAACTCGGATACCGTGCGATTATCTCCAAGAAGATCAACCATTCCATCGCCTTCACGAATAGTAATTTGTTTTCCTTCAGTTATATCAAAAGGCTCGCCTGTATTGGGATCTGTAAAATCAAAGACTGTTTCTAAGTCCTGCTCGGACGAACCACCTGTTTTAGATTTATACCAAGTAGCAAACTCTCCTCCATCGGCTTCATAAAGATCTACATATTTGTGCTTAGGGTCTTTAAGAACCTCAATCTGACGATTAAAAAATTGGTCAGGAGTAAATGTAATGCCTCCTCTCTTTGCTTCCGCATAAATCTTATCAAATTTAGCCCCTTTTGCAAATGTTCCGTCTTTGTTCTTCTTAATAAGTCCTTGTGATGTAACATATTCTTCGCGCGTTGGGCGAACAACTGCCCCTGTCTCTGTATCAATTATTTCGTATTTCCGACCCCGTATATTATCTTGAGGGCCGGAAAGAAAAACTTGAAACCGATTTGAGACTGTGCCTTCTAAATCTGATACAACTTTACCACCAGGTATTCCAAATTTCCCTGTTTCGGGATCTTTAACAACATTTACCTTTTGCTCGCTACCCAACAATGTCTGACGCAGAATATCCGTATCCGTCTGTGCGGTCTTCTTACGGATACTCTCTTCGAGCGGAAGGAGGGATTCGAGCGAACCTGTTTTTGCAAAGTCCCCTGTACCCGTGAGTAGCTCGACCTGTGCTTTGAGAGCATCTGCCATGCCCTCGCCGTAGCTTGGTTGTTCAGGATAGTTGTAAGTTGGTGATCCGCCGCCCATTGTTTATTTCCTCCGATTAATTCGATTAAAGTCGTACCACTTAATTGGTCTTTTTTTCAGTTCACGCATCCATCCAACAAAAGGTAATGGGTATGGTATGCGTGAGATAAATTCTTTTATACTGTCCTCCCCTATAGCGGTTCGCACATACCATGCATCCGCTCCAGGTGGATTCCATTGGTCGTCAGGATGTGTATCAATGTCCGTCCTTACTGCCTTACCAAGAAGTAGTGTGGTAGGGGTAATGAATACATATCCGTTGGCAGAGTATGCCGATATATCCGCAAACATATTACCGCCTGATTTATCGTAAAACCTCTTAGCTTGTTCTAGTATGTTCATTCTGCCATTAGGTATTCGTCTGCATCGGTGGCGCTCACGGCACTTCCGAGGTTTACGCGCAACCAATTCGTGCCGTTATCCACGGCAAGGCACGGGTTGCCACCATCGCCATCGCTGACATATATCATCCTGCCCGTTGTTCCATTTGCGGGTAGTGTGCTTACGGTGAAATTCTCCAGGGTAACGGAGGTGGCGGAGATGGAGTCTACGGTGACGGTAGGCTCGCCCAATTGATTAAGAGACGAGGCATCGGCCTCCACGCCTGTGGCAAAGGTAAAACCACGGGTAACTGTGGCGGTGATAGCCACTATGCAATCTCCCTCCTCGCATTCGCTCCGCCCGCTATCGCTTCTAGCGATACATGGCGAAAGCTAGGCCGCCCGGCTGTTACATCTACTTCTACGCTCGCGGCGTAACCTCTCGCTCTGCCACTGCCAAAGCGAATCAGTTTCTCCTCGGTCGTTGTCGCATTCTCGGTGTGTACCGTGTTCGTCCGATCCGGGTCTATGGTATTGACCTTGATCGTGAACTGATCCCCGTTGCTCACTTCGCATCCCAACTGCCCCCTCTTCCAACTCTTTACATCGATATTTCCGAATGTGAAGGAGCGGGTCTTCAGCCTGGCACTTATCGCGGTGGAGGTGGTGCTTGCGCTCCCTACCGTTCCCGTGATGTCGGTGGTGCCTTCCTCGATTAAATGCCATCCCTTGTCGTTGACTGCAAAGAGTCTGCGCTTGGTGGGATCGCTACCATGTAATACGGTGACGAAATCATCTATTACAAATCCTGCGGGGAAGGAATCTACTGAAGTCCATGCTGTATTAAGGATATCATATACTAAGATTTTATTATTATCGGTGGATGAACCTGTGGGGACTGCGAGGTAATACTTATTATCAAATACAATACCACACGCTTTGTCCGCAGAGGCGAAGTTTACTTCTTTGAACTGATCCTGTATCGGGCGGGATAGCGGGATTGCTTCTCCGCTTACCTTCGAGATTGCAACTCCTAGTCCTTTGGCGGGGTCTAAGCCTTGTTGCAGGGTAAATACACCATCATCGGATAGGAAGTATATCTGCGGACCACTCGCGGCTATGCTCTTACGGGCCACGCATCCCCGTTGGCGGGTAATCTCAAAGACTCCTGCCGCAGATGATATTGCCACATTGTTAATCATGTGGATCGAGTTGCGAAAAAATACGAGTAACTGATTCTCCAGGTATGGAGTAAATCCTACCAAGCGATCTGCGGTTCCACGATTGATCCTGAACTGCGACTCTGCGGGGTAGAAATTATCCGTGTCCAAAAGGTCGGACATGATCACGGTGTACTGCGAATCGCTCGGCTGTGGTACGATCAAGCGGTTTGCAAAGAAGGTGCCAAAGTTTGTGCTAGGGCATTCCACTCTGCCTGCTGTGGGGGTTGCATTATTCTTGAGCGTAAATGCTGTGGGGGTGGTATAATCGCCATCCCATTCTAGTGGATCTTTACCGGTTCCGCGAAAAAGGATGAGCTTCTCCATTGCCTGAACGAAGCTCGCATTGTCTCCACTTGCTACCGTCTGTCCGCCAGGGTACGCGATATCTATACCGCTGTTATTCTGATCATTCCATAGGATGACTTTATTCTTTGTGGCACAGGCGATAAATTCTGTCCCTGTGACAGGATCGGAAAATAAGGTGGATGCAAATACTTCCTCTGTGCCTGCGGAATAAGTAAGGGATACCCCGCCTGCTTTAAATTCTATGCCTTTGCGGACAGATGCGATATCCCCGTCTAAACGCATATTCTCCGATGCCTCAACGGTACCCCCCTGTAGTGTGGTAGGCTCCAGGTAACTATCAATACCACGGAATCCACGATCTCCATCGGTGAGGATAGGGTCGTCCATTCTGCCCATTGGTTTGTACCTAGCCATTACTTACGCTTCCTTAATTCCTGCCAAACCTTAATTGACATGTATACAATTGTGATCGCTCCTGCGATACACCCGAATAAAGAATCTAATGTCGATAACCCAAAAGTAGCTAATGTGCCACTCACTCCGGTAACTGCGGCTCGATCAATCATCGCCTATTAGGTGATGGCCCGAAATAAAAGCCGAGGATTCCCATAAGGGCCGTTTGGCCCATGTACGAAAGGTGTCCGCTACTGAGCGTGATGGGGTCTTGGCTTGCAGGCCATGAGAAGAGTCCGAAGAGGAACTCCGTTCTCCCCTCTCCGTTTGCGTTGGTGATTGAAAGAAACTCGGCTTGCGGAAAGAGGGTACAGAGCAGGATGCAAAGGCAAAGAGTGCCAATGCCCATAAAAGCAATAATACGGCGAGAAAAATCCCTGAACTCATTATTACCTCCTTCAGCCAACTGAGCTTGGAGCTTAAGAAAATTTTCATTTGCACGACTTTCTCTTGCCACTTCGAGTTCGTGCTTTTGGCGGCGAGCCTCAAATAACATTCCAAACCCACCCTTGAGGATAGCACCCATAGCTGTACTACCGCCCCCTGTAAGTAACATAAGCAAGATTTCACCCATCTCACTTCTCCACCTTGTCGCGAAGTCGATCCAACTCCTTTTCTATATACTTGAGCCTCTCAAACTGCTGATAGTCTGATGTAATTGGAGCGTCCTGCATATTAACTAAATGTTCAAGATCCGCTTTTGCCTGCTCTGCGAATTTTTCCAAGTGCATCATCCTAGCAGATAAATCCCCAAGCAGAGTGCCTTCGTGTTGGACTCTCCCCAAACCATTGTCAAGTTCGTTAATTTTGTTCCAAATGACGGAGTAGCCCCAAACACAGGTGCCAACAATGGCGATAACTTTCGCCATAAATGCAAGGTTTGCTTTGACCTGTACATTATCTCCGACTTCAGTTGCCATTAAGGTCCGGCGTTAGGATCAGTCCACTCCTCACCCGTAAGTATCGAAAGCATCTCGGAGTGTGTGTTGGCAGTCTTACCGTCTAGGAAGCTAGGTTTGTCTCCTTCGTACTTAACAAAAGTCTGTGTTCCTGAGACATTATATCTAAGCGTATCAGCACTTGTCTCAAGCACTTGGTCAAAATCTACGGAACTTACTTCCGATGCATCAATGATTACATAATTTCTCATAGTTATTATGGTACTGTTGTTGAAAAAGTAGGACCATTAGTGAGAGTACCGTTATTACCTCCGCTTCCCTGATCAGTTATAGTCGTGCCTGTACCACCGTCGTTGTCGCCCATTCTCCACCATAAAGCGGGAGAGTAGGAAGTTAAGTCGATAGGACCACTACCA